ATTTAATACCGAAACAGGTCGCTATGTTCAGCAAAAGCATGGCTCAGGTTTAAAGATTGGTGTTCGTGACGAATACTACGATTACAGCTTTTAATTTATGCCCCTTCGGGGGCTATTACTTTGGAGAAAAAGTATGAATGTGCCTTACAACAATGGTAAAATCAAGATTGGCTGTAACTATCAGCCCCCACAGTATGTGGAGTACGACTCGGATATGCTTCACTTGCAATCTTGTCTTTTAGGTGGAAACAAATATGCAGCGCTCAAAAGATTTCTTTGGAAGCTGTACCTTTTTGCGGTTGCGTTTGTCCTCACCATTCTATGGATGAAAATTAAATGATCCTATTTCAAAAAGAACAGTGGGAAAAGGCTTATGAGGATTGGATCAAGCTGCTCCAAAGGGCTAACGCTGAAGAGGAAATGCTTGGCGATCCGAAAGCTATATGGGATGAGGCTTGGAAACAGGCTTCTATGATTTGTTGGGGAATCGTGGATGAAAGTGTCAAAGTTCCTGAGCAACGCAAGGAAGCCCATGACAAAATCACTTTTAGGTTGCTCAAATGAACAATGAACCAGTAGCGTGGACTGCGTGTTTAGACTGTGGGCAAAGAGTTACAGGCGATTCTATTCATACTTGCTCACCACAGTTAAAGACACTAACAGATGAGGAAATAAAATCTGAAGCTAAGTATTTTTGCCATAGCTACCATAGTGAAAATCCTGAAAGATTGGTTTTATTTGCTAGAGCAATACTAAGAAAGGCACAAGAAGCCGACAAAATTGAATCTTTGGGAACTGTCAATATTGGTGGTGTTCATTATAGGAATGGGAAGCCAGAGAAATGAAAACAATAGCATGGAAAGCATATGAACCAGTAGCGATAGTTAAAAAAATAACTATAAGCGGAATAAACAATTTTCCAATAGAAAGATTTACCGAATTAAAAGAAGGTACTTTGCTTTACAGCTCTCCGAGAAACCTAACAGATGAGGAATGGAATAAAGCGTTTGACTTTTATTGCGAAACTGACGAAGGTGTGTTGAGGTTTGACCTTGAGTTGCGTGATGAGTGGAAAAAAGAACAGTTAATTCGCTGGAAAGAAGCATTAAAAAAAGCACAAAAGAAATGAAAGCCACAATTGTTATTGAGGTTGATGATGCTGACAAAATTACCATGACAACAGAAGGTTACGGTATTGCTTTAGAGATTGCAGACGATATGGTTGAAATGGCGATTAAAAGCGAAATGCCTAGTTTTATTGGCAAAGAAGCCGTGTATACAACAAATTAAGAAAGGCAGAAGAGAAATGAACGCAAATGAACTAGCTGATGAATACCAAGAATGGAAAGATGACTTTTTATCTTTGCGTGAATGGGGAGCTAATGCTGAAGCCATGCTCCGCCAGCAACAAGAGCAAATTGAAGAGTTGGAGAAAGAAAATACCGACTTGCGATATTTGATAGCAACCAAGCTAGAGCAACAAGATGGAATATCTTTAAATTCAATGGCACACCCTATTACCAACACCCCTGAACCAAGTTATGAAATAGACCCAGATAAGTTAGAAACTATTGAAATTGATTTACCAAGTCCTAAACCAATAGCGTGGATAGATAAAAATACAGGAAAACCAAAAATGGTAGGTTTTATTCAAACTGATTACGATATTCCACTCTACACCCATCCAGCAAAGACACTAACAGATGAGGAAATATTGCAACTTTGGAAAGAGTTTGATGATAACGATGCAGATAATTGGTTTATTGAAATAGCTAGAGCAATACTAAGAAGGGCGCAAGAGAAATGATATATCTACTAATTGGATTGCATATTACATTTTTTGTTGTGGCGGGATTTTTGGCTGGATTGTTGTATTCAATGGCAATACTAAGAAAGGCACAAGAGAAATGATACAGATATGGATTTTAATTCTTTTAGGCTCTAACGATGGAGCATTAGCTACGGCTGAGTTTTTTAATAAAGAAACTTGCATGGAAGCTAAAGCACAAGTAGACGCTTATCGTGGCGGTGCTAACCTAAGATATAACGGAATATGTGTACCAAAAGCAAAAGTTGAAAAGGCACAAGAGAAATGAGTGATTTTGGAAAAGCAATACCAAAAGGTGAAGGGCAATCTGTTAAGTTTGATATAGCAGATATGAATGTCACATTTCCAGTTAAGCCTGAATTTCAAAACCCCGACACTACCTATGTAGAACGCAGAGTGCCAGTTGAACTAGAGGAAGAAGCACATGAATTGCTTGATAACTGGTTGAAATCTAAGGGGTTTGACCCCGATGAAATTTAAGAAAGGCACAAGAGAAATGATTCCTAGACGCTCCAGAACTAGGATGGCTACCCAAAGGCGATCCCACGCCAAATCCATTGAATCTTTCAACCGCTTGAATGTTTTCAAGGTTAGGGTTCATTTTTTAAAATTTAAGCGCCTAAAAGCGCAAAAATGGTGGAATTCATGAAATACTTTATCGTTTTACTAGCATCTATTGGCATCTGCCAATCCCAAACAGTGGTTTATTCCAATCAGTATGGTCAACCTGTCGTAACAGCTCAGACACAGGGTCAAACCACTGTCTACAGCAATCAATATGGTCAGCCTATAGGATATGCTCAGGTTACATCTCCAACGCCCATAGTGCCTTCTTTACCGCCTGTACCACAATTACCGCAATTGCCAATGCTTGCCCCATTGCCACTAGCTCCTGTTATGAGCTATTAGGGAAAATAAATGAACGACAATTGGAATGAATGGGTCAAGGCTAGAAAAGCTTTTTTGGGTGAGCATCATATTTGGTGCAATTTCTTTCTAGATGAGCCTGCTGCAACTTGTTCAATGTGCTCAGGACTTAAAAAAGATTACCCTATAAACAATCAGACAGAAGATGAGCTTTTGGCTAAACACTTCCCACAAGTAAGAAAAGTGCAAGAGAAGTGACACTCTCCTAGTTTTCCCTTATACTTCAAAAATATACAGCTTTGAAAGAAAGTTATGGAAACCACAAGTATTTACATACTGCTTGACCCTGATACCAAAGAGCCTAGGTATGTTGGTAAGTCTGATAAACCAAACATACGCTACAAGCAACATTTGTCTAATTTAAAATCTCGAAGCATCAAGACTTGTTGGATTAAGTCTTTAATTTTAAAAGGTAAAAAACCAATATTAGAGGTTATAGAAGTAATTTCTATTAACGATTGGCAAAAAGCCGAATGTTATTACATTGAAGAATACAGAAATCTAGGAGCAAATCTAACAAATATGTCAGATGGTGGTCTTGGTGGTCTTTCGGGCAAAAACCAAAAAAGGATTCAGGTTATTAAGCGTAAGTTGGGGAAAATGTACTCCGATGCAAAAAAAGCCAATAACAAGCGACTTGAAAGATATGTTGGATCTAGATTATTGGCTGTTGCAAAATCAAATCCAAGCATAGTTCCTAAATGGTGGATGGAGATTCAATTGCCATGAGCGAAAAGAAGCAAAAAAATCCTGTTGGAAGACCCACATCCTATGATCCTTCATACTGTGAAGAGGTTATCAAGCTAGGAAAGATAGGGAAATCATTCGAGCAAATGGCTGCTAAGCTAGATGTTAGCTACCGCACACTTTGTAGATGGCGTGATGAACATATAGAATTTTGTCATGCCTTGGAGGATGCACAAGCTGCAGAACAGGCTTGGTGGGAAGATAAGGCTCAAGAATACCTAATAAACACCCATCAGGGCGATTCAATCAATGCGTCTATGTGGTCTCGCAGTATGGCTGCTAGGTTTCCTAAAAAGTATTCTGAGCGCTCTAAAGTAGAGTTATCAGGTAAGGATGGCGACAAGATACAAATGGAGATAGACCATGTTAATACTGTATTTGAAGACCTTATCAAAACAGTTGAAAAGAAGCTGGCTCAGTAAATACACTGATGAAGATATCGATAATGCATATGAGGCAGGCTACAACTGCGCTATGGCTGAAGTCGAATACAAGGAAAAGCAGGAAGCTGAGAACTTCATTCAAAATGCTGAAACTGTCCTTGATAACATCAACATACGCCTAAAACACACATTAGACCTAATCAACTCCACTCATGATTCTGCAGGACATTGCTAACGGCTTTAGCCCTGATAAGATCAAGCTAGACCCTATGGGGGCTGAAATAGCCATGAAGAAGCTCAAATGGGCTACTACAAGGCATGAGTATCAAAAGCTCCCTGAAGACGATTGGTGGAACATCTGGCTGTTCCTAGCAGGGCGTGGTGCAGGTAAGACTAGGACTGCAGCCGAGAATCTATGGCAGATGGCTTGGGATAACCCCAATACACGATGGTTAGTCTCAGCGCCCACCTATGCTGATGTGCAGGGCGTATGCTTTATGGGTGAATCAGGGCTGATAGCCTGCATGCCTAAGCTTATCATTGAGAAATACAGGGAGTCAGACAATGAAATCCTGCTCAAGAATGGCTCGATTATCAAGGGAATTCCTGCCTCAGAGCCTGAACGCTTTCGAGGTCCACAGTTTCATGGTGGCTGGCTAGACGAGCTTGCAGCTTGGGAATACTTAGATGAAGCATGGGATATGATTCAGTTCGGCATGCGATTGGGTGATAGACCTATCCTGATATGCACTACTACTCCAAAGCCTAAGCCATTGATTATGGATCTGGCTAACAGGGATGGAGAGGATGTCTATGTCACGAAGGCATCAACCCTTGAAAACATGGAAAACCTTGCTCCAACCTTTAAAAAGCAGATCCTGCAGTACGAGGGAACAAACATAGGTCGGCAGGAGATATACGCTGAGATCCTAGATCCTGAAGAGTCAGGCATTGTTAAGCGTGGCATGTTCAGGCTATGGGATGCTGATAAGCCATTGCCACAGTTCACCTATGTCATTCAGAGCTATGACTGCGCTACATCCGATAAGACAGTCAATGATCCGACAGCTTGCGTAGTATTGGGTGTCTTTCGCCCGTCACCTGACCGACCAATGTCCGTCATGTTGGTAGATTGCTGGTCAGAGCACATGCAATACCCTGACCTGCGCCCAAGAGTCATTGAAGAGGCAACCACAGTCTATGGTGATCCTGATGAGTTCGGGCATGGCAAGAAACCTGACATGATCCTGATTGAGGATAAGTCAGCAGGGATAAGTCTTATACAAGACCTGCAAAGAGCTGGCTTAAATGTTCGTGCTTATAACCCCGGTAGAGCTGATAAGACGGCACGATTGAACCTTGTGTCACCCATCATCGCCAAGGGCTTGATGTATTTGCCTGAATCCGACCAAAGGGAAAACATGGTTAGAAGCTGGGTTGAGCCATTTCTCAATCAGGTATGTTCATTCCCTGAAGGCAGGCATGATGACTATGTGGATGCATTGACTCAAGGATTGCGCTTACTGCGAGACATGGGCTTTCTTACTGTCGATTATCTCTATGACAATTCAGAAGACTATATCGATGAGACTAAGCCTCGAAATATTAACCCATACGCAATTTAAGTGGTTATAATCATCCAAACAACTGTCAGGTGCGAATATGGCAATTAACGAATGGGATGATAACAGCACACCTTTGCCTACGCTCGACCAAATGCGTTACGAGTTGGCTAACAAAGGCAATATGCCCCTTCAGCCAAATGGATCAGATGTTCCTTATCCTGTAAACGCCATACCTCCACAGCCTGTTAAAAGGCAAGTACCTCAAGCAGAGCCAACACAAACTACAACTCCATCAACTCTTGGAAACTTTAATGCGTTAGGTAAGTTTGCTATTGAGCATATGCCCGGCTCATCATTGGCTCAAGCTTTAGCACCATACATTCTTGCAACACCTCAAATCGCAGGATCAAACCTATATGGTGTAGGCAAATCAATCTTGAATGGTCAGTATGGGCAAAATACAGATTATGCTCAACAGCAAGCTGGTCAAGCTATGCAGGCAACGCAATACACGCCACCAACTAAAGCAGGGCAGGATATTTCTCAAGCTATCGGTCAAGCCCCTGAAGCATTGCTTGGGTCTTCAATGACTCCACCATTACCTGAATTGGCAAATCTTGGGCGTGGCATAAATCCTGATGATATTAGGGTTCTTGGTAAGCAAGCTATTGAAACAGGGCGTGAAATTAAGAATATCCCCCAAGACTTTCAAAACGCACAATCAGGCGTGGTTCGTCAGAATTACAAAGGTCAGCCTACTTATGGCGCTAAGCTCCAAGGTGTGGCTGAAGATGTTGGCGATGTCATGGCAAGGCGCACAGCAAGGGGCGAGAGTCCAATTCCCGGTGTTCCAAAGGGTACTGTGGAAGTGTTTGATCCAAGAACATTTGCTGTCAGAAACACCAATGAAGGCATGTTTATCCGTAATCGTGAAACACCTACAGGTGGCAGAAACGATAATACGAATTATGGCAATTTAGATGTCATGCTTAGACAAGCTGAGCCAATCAAAAATGAAGACCCTCTTCATGTAGTCAATGCATTTGAGGAAACTGTTTTTGATAGAAATACCCCTCAAAGCACTGCTTTGCGTGATGAATGGAGAGTATTTCAAGCCAAAAAGCGTGATGAGCTTTATCCTAATATGAATCGTAGTGATACGGCTAGAGCATTTAGCATAGGATATGATGCAAAAAATCGTGGCAACATCATGCTCGAATGGTTGGAAGAGTTTGCTAAAAAAGCAAAACAAGATGGTTTCGATATTCCTACAATGAATGAGTTCATTGAAAGAAATGAAGCGGTCAAACAGATAACTCAAAAGCATTTGCCAAACTTGATGCAAAAGTACATGGGTACGCCACAAGATCCATTCGTGGCATCTGCTAAAGAAGGTATTACCTATAAGCCTGCATCCGAGTTTGAGCGTTTTGAAAACCCTATGAGGGATGTTCAAGAGACTAGAAGAGAAGCTGGCTTTGAACCAATGGGTGAAGTTGCTAACAAAGAAATCCCACCAGTTGAAAGCAAGATACAAAAGCTTAACGATGACATTCAAGAATTGCAGAATCAATCATCTGAAGTTGTGAGAACTCAAGGGATGGGTATGCCTGATCCTACAGGAGCAATTGATCCTGAAACAGGGCAAGTTCGCCAAGTGGTCAATCCTGAGTACGCTAAATTCTCTAATCAGATCAAAGCTAAGCAAAAAATGCTTAACGAAGCTGAAGAGCAACTACGCAAGCTTAAGGTTGGCTCAGCCTATGAAAACATCAATGACTTAGTAGTTCGACCTAACCTGAATGCTGAGCGAGTCAGATATAACCTTGACCCAGCCGAATATCAATTCCATCCTGAGTTAATGGCAACCAAGAAAGAATTGATTCCTTTTTCTAATGTACCGATAGATACAGGGGAATATACAGTACCAAATCAAGCGAAATTGGTAGATATTCGACCTGAACAAACCAGATATATTGGTTTAGAAAAAATGGTTAATGATTTAGTTAATGACATCATGCATGGCGTAATTCCTGTAGATAAAGTCAAAGACTTCTCAAGCCCTCAAGCATGGAGAAAATGGCTAGAGAAGAAGGTCAAGCCACGATTAGAAACAGAAGCCAAAGAGCGTAAAGCCCAGCTTACTTATAGAACAGATGTAGACAATTATTTTAAAAATGTTCTTAACGATTTTCCAACTGAGCCTGTAGGAGAAAAAGGGAAAGTTCTTTGGATTACCGATGAAAATATGACGCCTGAACAGATTAAACAAAATCTGTCTGATATTACTTTTGTTCTTGACCATTGTATCGGTCAAGGTGGTCGTGGAGCAGGAACAAAGAATCTGTTTACAGGTAAAGAGCGTCAATACATTGCAATGAATGATCCTGTAACAAAGCGACCTACCAAGAATGCTGGCGAAGATAGCTCATATGTTGAGCGTGTCGCAGATGGTGATTTGGATATTGCAGACATTCGTGATGCAAAAACAGGATTACCACAGATAACTGTTGAATTAGATAGAACTAGCGATGGTGGCTATCAAATGGGTTATGTCAGTGGATACCAAAACGGGGGCAACAAAGAATATGCTCCTGAGCTTGCTGACTTCCTGAACAGTATTAAAGACAAAGTTGATTTCACATCAAACATTCACAAGCATGGTGTTTATGATGCTAGTGAAGGCAATTCTTTGCATACCATGTTAAATGACCTGAATGTAGAGCGTGGTAAATATCCTGAAATCCGCAAATACATTACTGATACTCTTGATGGTGACCGATTCATTACCCTAGATCA